GCATTCCAGGCGGCAGGCCGGGTGGAGGCCCAGGTGGTGGGCCAGGCGGAGGCCCACCACCGGGTGCTCCCTGCGCGGGCGGGGCGGGAGCCGCCTGCTGCATCTCGGGCGGCGGTTCGGGGTTCACCACGAAGTTGGTGGTGTCCTTGATGCCGAAGCCCTTCGACAAGATGTGCTGATACAGCGCGACCGGGTTGGCCACGCCGGTCTCCAAGAACGGCATCGAAGCGTCGACCAGCTGCATCGCGGACTGGCGACGGAAGGTCTCGTTCTGCGGCTCAGTCGAACCGGCTGCCACCGAGAAGTCGAACTTGCCCTGGATGTACTCGTTCGTGTAGTTGACCCACGCCGGGGCGGCGACGCTCGTGATGCGGGCGACCTTCTCGCCGGTCATGTACTGCTGCATCAGCGCGATCAGCCGCTCGCCGACGCCGGACAGGATCGTCTCGACCTTGGCCAGTCGATCCTGTGCTCGCGAGTTGGCAGCATCCTGAATCATCGCTGCTTCGGTGGCGGTCCGCTTGATCGCCGTCTGAGCGCCACGCTGGTAGTCGCTGACACCGGACACTCGGTCCAGGTCGTTGGAGATCATCGCCGACTGGTCGAAGAACTCGGGCGGCGTGACCACGGCCGGGACCGGTGCGATCGCGCTGGACGGGTTCATGTCGCCCATCACCGGGATCATCACGTTGTCTTCTTCGGACTCCAGTGCTGCGATGCCGTCCCGGTCGAACAGGTCCTTGGCGTACAGCCAGGCTCGCCGGAACTTCTTCCGGTAGTTGAGCATCTGGTTGCGGGTCTCGTTCAGTTCGAGTTGCAGCGACTCGATCTGCTGCACGTCGCCCATCGGGTAGAAGTGATCGGGCACCTCGTAGTTGCGCAGCATCACGAACGGATGGCCGAGCGCGTACGGGATTTCGTTCGGCTTGATCAGGAACCCTGACGTGTCGTCGCCGGACTCCATCGCGAATGTCATCACTTCGTTGCGCTTGATGTCGTAGAACTCGATGATCTCAGCGAACTGGATCGCGCCAGAGTCGGGCTTGTCGCCGCTCGGTGCGTTGTGACCGCCATAGCGACCGTCCCCGCCGTCTCGGGTCCAGCGAGATTGCGAACTGCCAGCGACGCGGGCACGGTGGGTGGCCGAATACCGCTTATCCACCTTGACGTCGTTGACGGCGCGCCAGGTGCGCTGGGCGATCCAGCGCATCTCCTTCGGATGCCGTGCGTCGGGATCGACGTACATATCGAACAGACTGATGCGCTCGACGAACGGGCTGTCTTCGTCGGTGGCCTGGCTGACGGTCATCTCCGACTCGACGTTGCCCTCGACGTCGTCGTTGTCGTCGACACCCTCATCGCCGCCAGCACCCTCGGCGTCGGCTTCGACCTTCTTCGACTCGGGGGGCTTGTGGAACTTGTAGCCGACCTTCAGCCAGCCGTGACCGCACAGCAGCCAGTCGAGAATGCCGAGCCGGAACTCACCCTGATACTTGCCGGTGCGCCAGGTGTAGTTGAGCACCTCCTCGGTGATGACGGCATTCGGTGCCTCCTGCGGGCGCTGGGCGTTGACCGTGAACTTCGGGTAGTTGATCGCGACCGCTGGCCCCATGACGTTGACCGTGGCGAAGATCAAGTTGACGGTCAGCTGATCGGTACCCGACTTGTAGTCGTAGTGCCTGCCTGCGTACAGGTCGATGAAACGACGCCATGAGTCTTCGAGGTCTTCGCTCTGCCGCCACCGCTTCGAGCGATTGACTTCGTCCCGAGCGAACTTCAGCATCTTCTCTTGGTTCACTCTGGTGCCCTCTCGATGCCGCGTGCGGCGAGTTCTCGGTCACTCGTCGTGCCGAGGTGTTCCTGCTTCCATTCGCTCGCCGTGCGATTCCAGCCACCGCGACCTGCGATGGCCGAACCGTTGAAGGTGAAGCCGACGCCGGAGACGCGGTGCTTGAAGCACTCGTCCTTGTCGGTCTCGGCCTGGTTCTCGCAGCCGTCATGACGGCACTCACTCCACATCAGGCAGCGCCGACGACCCAAGCGGAGGTGTCGTAATGAGCCAAAGACCCGTCCCTCAGAACGACGTACTGGCCAGCGGTGAAATCGCCTCCGGCGTTGTAGGCGAGGTTGCCGTCACCATAGGTGCCGTCAGCTATCAAGGCAGCGAGATTCACGAACGGACCGGGATAAGCGCCGCCCAGGGCTTCGGCGGTCAGGTCGAGGGTGGCTGCCGTATCATCGGGCCAGCCAGACTGCCCCCAGACAACGCCGTTGTACGGGTTGTCGCGTTCTGAGCGCCGCTGTCCGGCACGCTGGTTCTTGGACTGCGGCCTCTGGTTCAGGACTTGCAGTGTTCCGGTTGCCATGCTGATCTCCTATCGCTTTGGTAGAAGTATGGTCGATCTGGGCGCTCCGCGCACAGATCTTGCCCCGATTGGGGGACGTTTGTCGAAAGTTCGCCTTGATCCGCCCTCGATCAGTTCAGAAAACGACTGTCCGAACATTCGTTTCTCCACATCCCCCCACGACCCTGGCGGCGGATTCTTGTCGGGAATGAACTCGGCCATGAAGACGAACTTCATCATCTGGACGGCGATCGCCAGGCTGATGGTTCGGTCGTCGTAGGGTGAACCCGACATCTTCCCTTTCTCGTTTCGAGTGAACGATCGCAGTTCGGTGATCGTTGGATCGTCCGAGCATGTGATGCGACCGGTGCGAAGGCCCTCGTTGAGTTCGTCGATCATCAGCGGCTTGGTCACCTGCGTGGTCCGGTAGCCCAGGATGTCGGTCGGGACAGATCGCTTGTACTGTGGCGACCGCTGGTAGTAGATCGGGAAGTAGTGGCAGATTTCCTTCAGGAACTTCAGGGTGGTGAGACCGTGGTTGTTGCTCTCCACACCGATGAGGGCCTGCCCGTAGAACTTGCCCAACGGATTCAGGACCTCGGTGGCGAGCAGGTCCGGGTCGATGTGACCATGCCAGTGGGCTACGACATGACCGTCCCTGGCGTTGACGACGTGGACGGATGCAAAGTCGCCATGCTCCATTCCCTGAGACGGATCGGCCCCGATCGCGTACTGGCCTTCCTCGTTGGGCCACTCGTAGATGTGGAGGGGGCCACCATCTTCGATGAACTCCAACCGCTCCTTGGCGATGTACCCCTTGGCGAGCGGTTCCCGAGTCTCCAGAGCGCGCAGCACCGCGAGATCGAAGACTGGTCGGCCGGACTTCAAGAAGGCGTCGTCCTCGTTGTCGGGGTACTCCTGTGCAAGCTGCCACTCCGGCAGGTCGCGCTTCTTGGCGGCGTACCAGTCCTCGTCACGTCCCGCGACTGACCACGGGAAGAACAGCGGAACGAACCGGTTGTTGCCCGCTCGGGCCGAGACCCACAGTTGGTGGAACAGGTTGCCCTCACCGTTGGCGGTGGAGAGCATGATCACCCGACCGCCGACGTCGGCAACCGGCTCGATCGCTGACCACGCCTGCTCGCTGTTCGGCAAGAATGCAAGTTCATCGACGACGATCAGGTAGGCCGACTCACCACGCGCCGGGTCACTGGCCGATGGCAGGGACTCCACGTAGCTGCCGTTCGCGAACTCGATCTTCGTCTGCGTCTCGTTCTTCGGTGGGCCTCGATGCTTCATCCACTCCGGGAGGAACTGGGCACCGTACTTGGCCTTCTGCAACAGCTTGATCGCCTCGCGCTCGGTGCGGGACAACAGCAGCACTGGCCGGTCCTGGTAGAAGAACGTCAGCCAGAACGCGTAGGTGGCGACGAGGGTGGAGAACCCGATCTGGCGGGCCTTCAGGATCAGGCTGTACCGCTCGTGGAGCCACGAGTCGATCGTGGTGACCTGGGCCTCGAACATCTCGAACTTGATGCGGCCCCGCTCGGGATGTCGAATGTGCCAGTAGTTCTCGCAGAAGTAGATGAACCCGGCGAGCAGTTCTTCGGGGTCCTTGGTGTCGGGGGCGCAGCGACGCCACTCCCTCTCCTCGCGGAGTTGGGCGAAGTCGAAATCGGCCGGGTTGCTCATGGCGGCTCCTAGTGCTTTCAGTCGATGGAGAACGAGCAGTTAATCGAAAACCAGCTGTTCCCCCCGTTGACAGGGACGACCGTGCCGTTCGAGTTGACGATCATCCGACCGTACCCCGCAGACGTCGCTGTCCCGAAGTTCAGTTTCGCCGGGGGACGGAACCCGATCGGGAGCGTAAACGCAGTCGTGTTCAGCGTGCCCGACTGGATGGTCCCCCGAAGACGGACCGTTGTCGATTCGAGTCGGTACTGGGCGACTTGATCGCTGCCGCCGATGTTCCCCCACGACTCTGAAGGGTTGAACGTCACAGCAGTCCACACTCCCGGCAGCGCACTGACGTTCCCCCAATACCCGTCATTCAGGATGATGTCGCCGGAGACCGACCAGAACTGCAAATCGCCATCATCTGCGACGACCCGCACCCCGTCGTTCGCCAAGTCGGGATAGCCGATGTACATCTTTCGCTCGCCATCGGTGCCGCCGTAGAACTCGACGAACGGTCTGTCCCCGGAGGAACTGATCGTCATGGC